AGTTTGAGTATATAATCTCGTACCATTTATACTTTAAATCCCTCGTAATCATTTTTCTCACCGAATGATGTCTTATCAAATACTGGTTGTCCGTCATCTGATAACTCTTGTGATGTTACATCATACAACCTCATCTTCGCTCTGTCAATACCTACAACAAAACGTTTGTTAAGTGTGGGATCATAGTATCTATTCTTTAATTGTTTGACCATTATCTGATTCTGTTCCTCCAATTCCTCCGTAGAAATAAGAGCAAACATAAGATCAGCAGTTGCGGGAAGCCCAAAACTTTCGCTTGTATCAGTAAGATCAACATCACTACTCCCATAGCCAGAACGAGTCGTCTGAGTAGCGGAGACGAGTGGTACATTAAACTCAACTGCAAGACCGCGGAGCTCTTCCGCAATCGACTTAACCATGGTGTACGAATTGACCGACGCATTTCTAAACCTCTGCGATGTACAAATATTTAGATAGTCTATAAAGATGATCTCTGGACGGAAAGCTTTCTTCAGTGCCAGATCATTTAAGAGTGCTCGGAAGTGACCCGCATGTGCTGACGCAGTGGGGTACTCTTTTACTATGAGTTTACCTTGTGTCTTCTTAGATAAGTCTGTGATCTTATTCTCAAACATTATCTTAGGTAACTGTGATAGTGTTTGTATGTCTACGTTGAGGAGGTTTGCGTCAATTCGTTCAGCAATTTTTTCCTCTGCCATCTCCATTGTAATGTAGAGAACGTTCCGTCCTTGGAGCAACACGGAGCTAGCGACGTGGCACATGAATAGAGACTTCCCGACACCTGTACCAGCCAACGCGATGTTAAGAGTCTTATTAGGTAGACCACCTTTGGTAATTTTGTTAAAGAAGTCAAGATCAAAGGGTACTTTTGTTTCAACCCTGTGGTAACTTTCATATCTTTCTTCATAGTCATCTATGTAATCGTGTCCTATATGATTATCAAACGACACCCCAAGAGCATCCGATAGTATACTTGGTATAGCATCAGCACTTTTCTTATCATCAGAACCATCTGCTATCTTGATTGATTCCATCAAGGCAAGATAAATCGCACGGTCTTGGCACCACTTCTCAGTAGTATCCAATAACCATTCTAGTTCTGTTATCTCTTTATCAAACGACTCTAATGTTTGGGTAATCTGCTTGAACTGATCATCACTAAGTGAAGGGATCTTCCCTACTTCAATGGTAAGGGCTTCAACTGTTGGAACAGCAGAATACTTTACGAAGTATTTATGAGTTATGTCGAACAGAATCTGATCTGTTCTGTCTTCAAAATATTCTTTTTTAATGAACGGAAGAACTCTCCGAGGATACTCCTCAGTTAACAGTAAGTTCTTCAGTATCAGTGTTTCCACCTTCATAGATTTCTTCTTCAATAAAAAAGTTAAATGATATAGTCGACCTCTTGACGGAGGACTTGTTCATGGGAGCAGCATGCTCTAACCATGATGGGAAGATAATCATATCTCCTTCCTGTACCCATGGTACAAGAGTGTTCTGAGTTACACCCGCTGTCGCAAGTAATGTTTCATTGGGATGGTAGAAATTAGTTGCCTTATGTTCATTAGGATCGAAGTCCACATAGTAAACAGCAGACCACTGACCTGGTGAATGTATGTGTTTCTCTTGCCAGTTCTGTGTCTCGTATACATTTAACCACATGTCTGTCAAGATCATATTACCATAAGATTTTGATTCTGTCTGGAAGTCATCCAGTGTAGGAGTGAATGCGTCTAGACATTCTCCTATAGGGAACGAACCTGTACCATATGATGTGAACAGGTCACAGTTCCACTGGTCAGGTACAGTATTCTTAAACTTATTCTCTTCGTAATATTCGTTTACTCTTACTTTGATTGCTTCTTGTTCATCAATGTGATAACGATAGATGAGAGTAGGAAAAGCTTCTATCTTCATAGTCCGTACTTAAACTCCTGTCCTGCTGCCCAGTCAAGTTTCTCCATCACTTCGGGGGTGAAGTATCTGTCAGGATCCTTGAGAATAGCAGAAGGGTAGACGCTAGACTCCCCAACAACAACACGGTTACCTTTACGTTCAAAAACTCCATATTTCTCACCCAGTTCCAGTAGTCCGTAATACTTGTCAAGTCCACGTTCATCATAGTAGAGTCTGATACTAACACTTGCGTTCTCCTTTGATAGTCTGCTCTTAGCAGTTTTTGCTTTGATTATATTTCCTATCACTTCTTTACCGTCCTTCTCTTTAGACTTTGAAAGATAGATTATTGTAGAAGCAGCGTACTTGAGTCCACTACCTCCACCCATTTCTTTGGTAGGTACATAAGCACCAACCACATCATATGTATGATTAGTAACTAGCATAGGTACGTTCGCTTTACCCAACTTCAATGTCAGTATTCTGAAGATTGCTTTGACCACCTGTGCTCTAGTCATGTCACGTGTGTCTTTACCTTCTGCAGAGTCTTGTAACTCTTTACTTGTTGACAACATACCAAGAGAATCTAAAACAAACATTAAGGGTTTGCGATCTTTCTCTGGTTGTTCTAAATATTTGTCTAATATTCTGATTGCTTGAGTACGAAACTCTTGTACTGTAGTGACAGGTACCAGTATCATACGTGATGTATCAACGTTACGATCTTCCATCATCTGTTTACTGATGGCAGCTTCAGACTCAAAATATACTACTCCTGCGTCCTTGTCCTGTCTTAAGAAGTTCTCTACAACACCGAGACAAAAGAATGTCTTACCTGTAGATGATTCTCCTGCGATAGCAGTGATCTTATTAGAAGGGATACCACCTGTGATACTACCACTTACCAGTGCGTTGAAAATATAAGAACCAGTATCTACATACCCTCCTATATCTCCTACTGATCCGTCTGCTAATATTCCTGCGTAGTCGTTACCTATTTCTTTAACGACATCTTTCAAAAAACTCATGTAAATAAAAATTCTAGCGTTGACTTCTTCTCTGTATCCCATCCTATCACATTAGTGATGATTTGTAAAGGATCGAGAAATGCTTTTTGGAACTGTGCTTTGCGGTCAAGAAACTGCTCCATCCCCAACTCCCTAGGAAAGGTGTTGAGAAAAGAGATTACGTTTTCTCTTGTCCAGTTCGAGCGATCTGTCTTCAAGTAAATATATTTTATCTTTTCTCCTTCTTGAATGAGAGGGTACTTATTCTCCAGTTCCTTCTGAGAGACATAAAAATTATATAAGAGAGATCCACGAACATGTAACGGGCATCCCTTTGAATACACGTCTGTGTCTGATTTGAATTTTCGTAGTCCATTGACTGACCTCGGAAATGCGATGTCCTCTGGTGGCATAGAATTAAATTCATCTCTGAATTTATCTATGAATGACAATAGGTCATCCTGCTCACCTGACATCATTATGTTCAGTGCGTCTTTAATTGCTGTACGACATGGGGCAGGGGTAGATGATTTAACTGCCTCGATCCCCATCATCTTAAGCTTAGGTTGATTGTATCGAACACCTTCACTATCCCACACGTTGAGGATATATCTTTTCTTCGCAGTCCAGATACCTCTGTTAGCAATGTTCTCCCGCTTCATGAACATCTTCTGTTCATATGCGTTGGTATACTCTGCCAACTCATTATATGCTTTGTCTATAAAGGGTTCTATTTTTTCCTTACATGCCTTGTCAAGAAAGTTGACGACCTTCTCCTGACTTACTTCCTGATCACCATAAACTGTGGTAACTAACTTGTCTAAACACAAGTAGATACTGTCTGTATCACTAGCGATTACATAATCTTTCTTACTTGTATTTAACAGTTTATTCAAGTAACCATTTACTTTGTTTTCAATCCATCGTATTGATACTTGACCAGACAATGTGATTGCTTCAGCATTAACTATATTATAGTATCTAAAATACTGATTGCCAATAGCACCATAGGCAGAGTTCAACTGAATCTTACGTGCCATCTGTATGTTGTTATACTTACTGATTGCTTTCTCTAATTCTGTAGAGGGTGCCTTCTCATACTCTTGCTTTGCTATGAGCATAAGCTTCTTACTTTGTACACGTTCATCATATATCTTCTGCATCATCTCAGGTAAAAATCCATGTACATCTTTACGATACTGAGCACCATTAGCACACGTAGCATACCTACCATCTATGACAACATTCTGATCTAAGAACCTAGAAACTTTAGCATTGGGATGACGTTCTTCAGCAAGTGTTTCTGGAGAAATATTATACTGCATGATGAGGTGTGGATACAGTGAGTTCAAGTCAAATGATACTACCCAATCATACTTACCAGGTATAGGTTCTTTTACATATGCTCCTGCGTATTTGTGTGTCTTCTCTTGTCGTCTAGCAGGGGGTACAACGATCTGTCTTTCTGTCAGGAAGTTATAGATCAATGTGTCCCACATCCTCACTTGAAAATATACATCCTTGAAGTTAACCTTAGCGTCGTATGCTAGGGCAATAGCAAGTTCTATAAGTTTCATCTTGTCTTCTAACTGTAAGACAAGCTCCGTGTCAATGATGTTGTAGTCAATAAATTTCTGCCAGTCTTCTGTGTAGAATGCTTTGAAGTTTTCATACTCACTATGATCTAACTTACGCTTACCAAGTTCTACATTAGCAATGTGATCTAATCTATATGACTCTTGATTTGTATAGGTAAACTTCTTATACAGATCCATGTAGTCTAGTACATTGATCCCCATAAGATTGTATATTATATTTGTACGTCCTTTTATTTCTATCTCATCTGCTCTCACCATACCCCATGGTGACATCTTCTTTACTTCTCGTTCTCCGAATAGACGTTCAAGGCGACCACATATGTAAGGTATGTCATACAACTCGACATTCCACCCTGTAAGAACATCTGGGAAGTCAGTCTCCCAATAAGCAAGGAAGTTGCGTAGCAAAGATTTCTCATCGTCACAATATATAAACTCAACATCCCTACGACTTGGAGTATAATCCCTCGTTGCGAATACTTTAAACTTACGTGTTGTTTGATCTTGTACTGTGATCGCCAGTAACGATTCCGCACATTCCTGTACGTTAGGGAAGCCATTTTCACATGCGACTTCAATATCAAGCGATGTAATTTTAAGAGTCTTAATATCGTAGTCGACTTCGCCTTTGAACTCTTGCGAAATATATTGATATAAAAACCTATCATAACCATGTACCTCAAAATTCTCTACGTCTTTATACTTGTCCTTAAAGTCACGTGCTTCACCCACAGTATTAAACTGTATGGGTTTAGCATACCTACCATCTAGTGTCTTCCAGTTGGTTGGTTTGTTACTTATAACATGTAAAGTAGGAGAGAATTTAAACTTACGTTGTATACGTTGTCCATTCTCATATCCTATGTAGAGTAAATTATTACCTATTAAATTTACACTTGTGTAAAATGAATTCACTTAGTCACCATCTTATACTTCTTAAGGATATCCTCCTTTGGTTCTAAGATTGTAGCAATAGTATCTGAATATATCAATACATCTTCATCATCTGTGTGTAGTGGCCAAGGTTCCAAAGTGCCATCATCCTTGATGCGATATGGTTGTACCAAATGAGCAGCGGGTTCCTCATCTAAAGTTTCAATCTGTGTAATCAGGTAGACACCTGACTTTAGTAGGAGGAGTTGAATATCCATTAGTATCTTTTTGTAGTTGTTCTGGTGCTTGCTAATTTTCCATTAGGACCCCAGTGTGGATGAGTTTTTTTCTTGATATCTATATTAGGAAGTTTCTGTTCTCCTTTAAAATAGATCACAGATGGATAAATATCCATTTCAGTTCTGACAGTAGCATACTCTTCTTCATACTGATCATCAACATAATCTGCTACGTTAATGAAGTCAGTCATGTAATCATAGTCTTCTCTTCTTCTCTGGTCGAGCATTGATTGTAAAGGTACAATACATGAGTGTTCTGGATCTACCTTTGAGATCACATACTCTAATTCACTTTCACTTAAGGGGATTGCCATAATGATAATAATTTATTTAAGTCGTTCTCTTGTCTAAAGTATTTGTAAACAGGAACGATATCAAGATCAGTTTTATATACGTTACCAATATACATCCATGGACGATATTCGTCAACCCTTATCTTAAAGTAATCAGGACCGTTGAACATAAAATGATCAAACGTTCTGGTCTCACCCACAAACAATGGGAATGGTTGAGGAATATAGTTATAGTATAGTGGGTTGTCTATCGGTTGATCAAATGCTACGATACCAAACTCACCATTAATCTTAGCAGGATATTCTACTACAACTTTTTTAAGTACAGTAGGTGCTTCTATTGTGATACGTTTAGCACCATGAAATTTATGATCTGTTTTGTATGAGAAAACTACGTTGTCGTATGAATCATACAGGTTTAGTTTCCTCATCCTCACTCATAATTTTTTCTGCTTCACTAAACATTGCTTCCAGATCGTTCTCTTCATATGAAAGATTAAATCTCTCTTCATGTTTCTTGAAGTTGGCATCATATCTCTCCTCATCTATAGCAGAGATGTACTGTGTGGTCAGTGCGTCCAGTGGATTATACACTGTGACTACGTGACTACCTGGTAGATAAAAATCTTTATCTTTACTTAGAGGTGCCCAAGGAAACCACTCTAACTGATACCCCTGACTCTGTTGGGAGTCAACGATGTCAAGTCTGAATGGTTTGTGTAGATGATAACCTAATGGTTTCTCTGTCTCTGGTTCTACTATCTCTTTTACTGTGGATATGATCTCTTCACCATGTCTCAATAATAATAGTTTAATCATACTTGTGTGCCATCAGGTGCTACTATCTCAGGGTTGACTGGGACTGATTGATCTCCTGTCTTTGCTCTCACGTTAGAGAGATATGTTTGTAGGATACTAGGTGAAGGTTCCATTACTGATATCACATAGTCAGTTGTGATGGCGATCTTCTGATCAATAGTAAATGGATTCCATGGAGTGTATCTAATCTTAACCTCTTGGTCTTCAAATGTTTCCATGTTAACAGGAGTCTCAGGTTGATCTATGATCCATACCTTGTAAGGTATAGTCATGATGTATGCCTGTCTCTTGCCAGTCTCTTTATCAACTGCCTCTTGTAGATCACAGATGATATTGTCTCCATCACGTGTGAATACTAATTTAATTCTGTCTTCTGCTATCATGGCAAATTAATCTATGCATATATTATAAAAGGGGAACTGACTTTTGTCAATCCCCCTTATGTAGGTTAGATGTAATCCTTCCTTGCGTGGTGTTCTGGTACTACTTTCTTCAGTGTTACTGTGAGTAGTCCGTCCTCTAATGTGACATCACCTACCTCGGTGTCGTCAGATAGTGACCACTGTTTTGAGAAAGAACGTTGTGCTAATCCCCTGTGTGTATAATTCTCAGGTTCTTTTTTCTCTTCCTTCTGTGCCTCTACTGTGAGTTTACCATACTCTGTGTAGACTTTGACTTCATCTCTCTTGAATCCTGCGAGTGCTATCTCTAATCTGGATAGTACATTTGATTCGTGGATTAAGTTATAGGGTGGATAGTTTGATGTAGTTTGATTCCAGAAAGAATCAAAGTACTCATCCATTCCTATACTATTCTTAGAAATTTTTTCAAATAGTGATGGTAAATCGGCAGCACTATATCTTTGAATGTTCATGGTGACCTCCTTAAGCGTCGTTAGTTTATGTACCCGAAGCGTACACTACTAATTATAACAGTTCTCTCAAATTAGGAGGGTGGGTACCCGAACACAGGGAAGGTGTGAGATATCTCTCCCATCTTAGCTTTGTATCTACTGATGTATGGCTCTTGAAGGTATGGCATGTATGGTTTACCTGTCACCCTATACTGTAGATAGCTATAGTCAAACTGATACCTGTAGCACAGTCTATCTGTGGTGTCACCTAGCCTTCTATGTTGGACGATACTGTTATCAAATATCAGCAGGTCATCGTCATTCTCCCACCAGTAATCATAATAATATTGTGTGAGTTTAAATTTTATCTCTTCTAATAATCTTACTGACTCCTCTATAGGATAGTCTTTGATACGTGTGGTTGTATTGTATGGGAAGTGTAGTCCCTTGATTCCCGCAGGAGACTGTATCACCAGAGGTATCTCAGTCTCTGGTTCTGGACACATGTTTTTATATACTACGTTGTTCTCATCATTGACATTGATCTTACCCTCCTGAAAGTTATGGATCAGTACCATCTCATCCAGTTCACTACGCATACTCTCACTGAGGCTATAGTAGTAGGGCGATGTCACCATAAAACCAGTGGCACTCTTAGTCATACCATGATCCCCAAGCAATGCTACGCCAGGTGTAAAAGCTATATCACCACTCTCATTGCTATGCCATAGTAGATCACCACTACCAAACAATCCATTCTTCTCTGCTACTCTGACTATATGTCCTGTCTTTGCGTGACCACCTATCCTCGCATACTCTTCTTTTACTTCTGGTTCTACTTCTCTGGCAGCATAGTTCTGCCTACACTTACCCCACATCTTCATGACATGGTGAAAGTGATTGACGTTGAGACCTGTCTTACGGATGATCATGACAAGCTTCTCCATCTGTAATCTACCAAGTGACATCCATTTGTCACGAGACATATTACTAAAGTCTAGATCATCAATAAAGACACCATAACCCTCTAGGTTAGGTATGTTGTTCAACCTCAAGTTTTCTTCTTACCGATATTATATTTGCTTTCTAAGTTCCAACCACCTTTGTCCTTGTAACTTAGGACTTTGATCTGGCTAAGAGGTGCTACATCTACAATAGTATCTGGTTTCTTAATAGTAATCAGACCCCAGTCACTTAGTAACTGTATGATTCTATTACGACGTTGTACATCGTTGAGTGATAAGTTTGCTGACTTACCATCCAATGCGAACAACTCTTTAAAGTGTACGATATAATACTTGCCTTGCTTATGAAGTATGTGACAGGACTGGTATAACTTCTTCTCTTTTCTAGAAGCTACTCCTATCCTAGTTAATGTTTCTCTTACCTTTAAAAAGTCATCTGGTTCACTCAAGTTTACTTCTACCATTTGATCAGGTGTCCATTGGACTTCCTGCTCAGTGAATGAAGTGCTCATCGTCTTCCTCCCTTCTCATGTTTTTTACGAATGTATTCAATTTGGGGTTTGGTAAGAAGAGTTAATGCGACCCTCGCTTTCTCATTACTATATCCATAGTGTGTTTTGACCAGATCCAAGTCATCGACTTGTTCTTTCTTCAACCAAGGTGTGAAACGTTTACGTTTTCTCAAACTATTTAGTAAAAAGTCATATTGAAGACGCTTATCTAGAAGAGGGTGTTTATTTATTTCATTAGCAAATAGGATCGCATCAATGTGTCCACTGAGACATCTGTTGACAATGTAAGGAGGATAAGATTTAACACGGTCAGGATCGTCAACATACAAATGCTTTTTGGTATTGTTGATAGACGCGAGAATTTCTGAAAGATCACTACTCATAACCAATCTGGTTTGCGGGATGGGTCACGAAGATAATTAGATGCAACCCAAGGTTTGCTGCCAATGTAATTCTTGTAAGCAGTAAAAGTGTCAATGCTTGTGTCATATTTAAACTGTTCGGGCATTGCTCTGGTATAGGTCGTAGGGATATCATTGTTGTTAGGGAATATTATATTAGCATGAAGCATAGTATGTTGACAACTATGTACCTTGTTATATCTATGTGTGTACTCAGCACATAAAGCAAGACCATGACGTATCAACCAACGATAGTTAGTCTGTGCCCATACTGTACATGGGTGGTTACGAAACGCACCCTTCTCTGTCTTGTATGGTTCACCATTGAGTTTAGGTAAGTCACCGAAACCATGACCCCACTTGCTAGACGCTAC